AGATTGTTGTACAAAGTGTGGGGAGGATAGAGAGCTAATGGAAGTGGAAAACGGTTGGGTATGTGAAGAGTGTCAAGAAGAGTATTACTTCGAATGTGAAGATTGTGGTTCGGTACATCCTATTGATGATGCTAGGGTAATTGATGGTAAAGAGTTATGTGGTAACTGTGCTAGTAATTATACTGAATGTGACGATTGTGGTGATATGCATCATAGGGATGATTGTGGGTCATACAGAGTCTATGATAATGGAATTATGCAGTTATGTGATAGTTGTAGAAGTGACAATTATACCGAATGTGACGACTGTGATATCTTAGTAAGAGATGATGATATTGAGGACGACCTGTGCCCAAGTTGTAGAGAGCATCAGGAAGGAGAAAAAGGGACTTTACATTCTTGGAATCATAGACCTAAACTTAACTTTTGTGGAGAGGGTAATCGTTTTCTAGGAGTAGAGTTAGAGGTTAGAAATCCACACGCAAGCTATGACGAACAAAGTGTGTTAATAAAAGATATAGTGAGAGGAGAGGAAACACATTATTGTAAGGAAGATAGCTCAATAGGTGGTGGTTTTGAAATAGTATCTCATCCTGCAACTCTTGAAAAACACTTAAATACCTTCGGTTGGGACGACATAATAGGCAAATGTAAAGCAGAAGCTTACAAAAGCCATACTGGTGGTAAGTGTGGACTTCATGTACATGTGTCCAGAGAAGCTTTTGGGGATAATGAGGACGAGCAAGACAAGATATTAGGTAGATTATTATTCTTCTTCTCTAAATTTAGTAGTGAGTTAGCAAAACTTAGTAGACGAGACTCAGAAAGACTAAATGAATGGGCAAGTTTTACACGAACTAATGCTGATAATGCTGAATATGACGTTAAAAGTCTTAAATCTAGTGGTAGATATTACGCAATTAACCTATCAAATAAACATACTGTAGAATTTAGACTGTGGAGAGGTACGTTGAAATATAATACATTCGTAGCAACACTACAAATAACAGACGCTTTAGTAGATATAGGACTTAATGAGACTTTATATGATATTGATTATCATACTTTTCAATACTTTACAAAGAAATACTTTAACACACCAGAAATAAAAAAATACTTTGAAGAAAGAGGAATGTAAAATGTGTATAATTGTAGCTAAAAATAAAGGTATTAAAATGCCATCTTTTGAGATATTAAAGAATTGTTGGAACAGTAATAGTGATGGGGCAGGAATGTCTTGGGTAGAAAATGGAGTTGTTAAGGCTAAAAAAGGCTTTATGACATGGAATCACTTCTCTAAACACTTAAGAAAACTGGAAAAAAGAGTTGATTTAGAGAATACTGACGTAATAATGCACTTTAGAATCACTTCTGTTGGTGAAACACTGGCTAAAATGACTCATCCTTTCAGAGTTGATGCTAATGATGATAAAACACGAACATTATTGAATATGGAAGGTAAAATGTTCATGTTTCATAACGGAACAATCTCTAGCATAAGAGCTTTAGAGAAGAAATACTCAGATACATTTGCTTTTGCTAAGTCAATAGCGTACCCAATGTACAAAACTGACAGAAACTTCCATCTAAAACCTAATTTTATTGAGATTATGGAGACAATTATTAATGGAGATAAGTTAGCTTTCATAACTACAAAAGGAATTAAGCTAATCGGAGATTTTAATGAGAGTGAAGGAGTTAGTTATTCTAATTATGGCTACGAAGATTGGAGTCAATTCTACACAAAAAAGTACACTTACCTCAGCGATACTCCTACAAAAATGGAATATCTTGCATCAGTGAACCGAGTTCAACCAGAATTACCTCTGATATACATGGATTATACTATAGACAACATAGAGAAATTTAAGCTTGACTTTTACTATGAAATAGAAACTATAGGAGAGTGGGAAATGGCTTTTCCAGACCATAAAGAGAATTTTATGTTAATATATGAATTAGAGCAAATGGGGGTATTGTAGATGAGATTTGTTGTAGGTGATAAAGTAAGAATTGTTTCACAAAGACCTGAACATTACAATTTTATAGATGAGATGGAACAGTATTTAGGAAGAGAATACACTGTTAGAAGTGTAGAAGGAGTGCATTACTATTTAGAAGGGTTAATTTATAGTTGGAACGAGGAATTTATAGAAGGTTTTGCAACTGGTGAGCCTGCCCCACCAATAATGGAAAGCTGTACTCGTTGTGGTAATAGACATTTAGCTTCTGAGTTAACTTTTATTCCTTGGAGTGGTAATCTTTGTCCTAATTGTGTTGAAAACAAAACTTTTGTATGCTCTGATTGTGGACGTAGAGCAATAGGCGACCCATCAAGGACATTATGTGAAGATTGTAGCTTTTATTGTAGGGATTGTGGTACTGTAATTTCAAGAGAGCAAGCTAGGTCGCATAATAGTAGATGCGAGGTTTGTTTTGATAAACCTAGAATACATGATTATAATTACAAACCTATTTTTACTAAGTTTGGAGAGAGTCCTGATAATAGGTTCTTTGGATTAGAGTTAGAAATTGATGGAGGAGGACGAGACGTAAATAAGTATGCTCAGATAAACGAATTATTTCCAGAACAGTTCACCTATGCAATGTATGATGGTTCTCTTGATAATGGTTTTGAGATAGCTACTCAACCTGCGTCGTTAAAGTTCTTAAAGGCTATTGATTGGAATGAGTTTGCTAGACGAACAAAAGACTTAGGTTACAAAGCAGACCAAACAGCTACGTGTGGATTACATGTTCACATAGACTTAAAAGCATTTGGGTTAACAGAAGATGCACAAGAACTTACATTAGGTAGACTATTCTACTTCTTCTCTAAGTTTCAAGAGTACATCATTAAATTTAGTAGACGTAGGAGAATGAGTTTTGACAGATGGGCAAGAATCACAGGTGTAAATACTGTAAATGCTGTAACTGCTGTAAAGAATCTAAAAGATTCTGGTGACAAGTACCATGCACTTAATTTAAGCCATCAAGGAACTGTTGAGGTAAGGATATTTAAAGGAACAACTAATCCAAAGAAGATAAAAGCAACATTAGACTTCTGTGACGCTTTGATTGATATTGCAAATACTTGTAGTTTGCAAGACATTCAGACTAACGAATGGGAATACTTTATAGAGAACTTCTTTCAAAAGAAGAGCCTTCTAACATATCTTAAAACAAGAGGGCTTTTAGAAAAACTACCAGAACAAGTAGTAACAGCACCTAAACCCTATACAGTAGAATGGATGTCAGAAGAAGTATTATCTCCTAGGTGTGTGGAGATAGAACCTCCATCTCCATTTGAAGAGTTTTTAGAAAATGAAGGCTTAATAGGAGATTTCTTTTGAGTAAAGATTACTTCTCTAGGGAAAAGATGTTTCGTAAAAAGACTAACCTAGAGAGGATAATCACCAAAGGTCGAAAATTAAATAAGAGGAGGAAAAAGCATGGTAGTAGGGACAAGGGTTAGTTGCCCACCGAATGAGCATGGATTAGAGGACTTAGCTTTAATAGATACCAAAGAAGCTAAGGCAATGATGAAGAGAAGGATTGGTGTAGTTGAGTACATACCGAAGCATAGAAGGTTCTTATGTGTTAGGATGTTTTCCATAAGTGGAAAAAAGACTTATATAGAAAGTTGTGATGAAAATACCTTGACAAAATTGACTTAGTGTGATATAATAGTGTAACGGACTTCTTATAGCTTATTGCAAATGAAGTCCTATTTTTATCTAAAAGAGGTGTTGATTAATGAAAATAATAATAGTGTGGGCATGTTTAATATATATAATTTGTTTATTTAATTATGAAAGGTGTGTTAATAATGAAAGTAATAGCAATTAAAGATGGGTTTGGTTATCGAAGTTTTAGGAAAGGTAATGTTTTCAATGCAGGCAAGCATTTTGTACTTGATGATTCGTATAATAGAATATGTGATGTAGGAAGTATGTATTATAGAGAGTGTTTTAAAGAATATAAAGAGGAGGAGATAAAAATGGAATTTAAGAAAAGTGATTTACAAGATGGAGATACTGTTTTTTATGGAGATGGTGGTAAAAGAATTGTTAGAGGCAGTAGTTTACTCGATGAGAGAGGGGTTGCACGCCTTAGCTTAGATAGAATTAACGAGGATTTGACTCACAAGGACTCACCTACTTTAAATATTGTGAAAGTAATTAGAACAACTGTAGAGACTTTATTTGAGAGAGAAGAAGTTAAAGAGGTTACGATGGATGAGATTGCTAAGTGGCAAGGAGTGAAAGTAGAGAATCTAAAGGTGGTGAAATAGTGGAAATTAAGATTTTAGATTACACAAACATACATCCTCTAATTGAGGCTTGTAATCAACCTTATCAATCAGAAGGTGGAGCAGGTTTAGTAAAAAGAGTTTGGGATAGTGGTCATAGAAGTATAGCAAGACATGGAATGATTAGCTTTGAAATTAAGGGTGTCAGTCAATCATTATTAAGACAACTAAGTAGACATCCACATATTAACCTAACTGTTAAGAGTAGTAGATATTGTGATATGACTGAGGAAATCCGTAACGGAGTTGTTCCACCATTTGCAAGAGAAAAAGAACGAGAATTGTTAATTCTTGCTTACGATAAAGCCTGTAAATTATATGAGGTTTTACTAAACTCAAAAGACTACACAACTGAGCAACAACACGAATTAGCTAAGTTAGTGATTCCTCTAGGAGCTACATTAACACTAACGTTAAGTGGTAATTATCAAGCAATGTATGAGTTCTTACAATTAAGAGTATGTGAAAGAGCTGAATGGGAGATAAGAAATTTAGCTAAGAAACTAGCTATACTTTGTAAATCTTGGTTACCTGCTATATTCGATAGTTTAGGTTGTAAAGGTGCTGAATTAGGGTATTGTCCAGAACACGATAGCTGTGGGAGGTTTAAAAATGTGGATTAGAAAACAAGATGGTAATATGAGCGTTATTGAAAAAGAGTTCTTTATAATAGACACATCGATTTATGGAGACGAGAGTATAAAGCTTGGTGAGTATGCTTGTATAAAAAGAGCAAAACAAGTTATGTCAGACTTGTGTGAAAATCTTAGATTTGGAAGTAAAGTGTTTGTCATGCCAAAAGAATAAAGGAGACTTAGAATGTACGAAGTAAAGTTTGTATTACAAAAACCAACAATGAGAACCAAACGTAGACTCTTAGAAGTTAAGTTCTATATGGTTTATAAGACATTATTAGGAATAGGCGACATATTTAAGCTAACTGCGTTTTTAGAAGCATTGGCTATTTTTTATGAGGTAGATAAGACAAAATTGACAATTACCGCTAATATGCTTAGGAAAATGGGAGCTAAACCTACTAAATTTGAAACTGTTATAGCTTGTAGGTTACTCGGAATGTCCTATGTAAATATTAAAAAAGCTGTAGGAGTAGATATGAGGACAATAACAACTTATATTAAGAGGTATATAGAAGAAGATGAGCCAGAACTTAGACCTGTATTACAGCCTGTACTACATGAGTTTATAACAGGCTTCTTTGTAGCATTAGAAAAAGGATTTTTAGAACCTTTTAGAAAAGCTGAGTTGTTTAACGATCTAAAGATTGATTTAGAGGAGGATGAAGAATAATGGACTTCGAAGAGGCTTTTTCGAAACTATCCGAAGAAGAGAAAGTTATTGTTAATAAAAAATTAGATGAGATGCTAGAAGGTATATTAATTTTAGTAAAAAGTGTTGAAGATAAGGAGGATGAAGAGTAGTGGCTAAGACATTAATGGAAGTTGTAAAGTTAATTGATGGTGTGACACAAAGCGTAATTAAAATGACTGAGCTATTTGAAATGATGTTACCCACCTCATTAGAATCAGACCAGTTTATGCTTGAAGAGATGTGCGGTGGCGAGTTTAAACATACTGATTGGAGTGAGTTTTTAAGTATACCTCAAGTTGGTATTTGGTCAGAAGCACAAACGTATAGCAGAGTTAAAGCTAAAGCAAGAAAAGCACAAAGTAATATGGACGTAACAAATAGTCAAAATGCTAAGACTATTATGTCTATAGTTGAAAAAAGAGAAGGAGAGGATGTGAGAAGGGTTGTCTTGACAAGGATACCTGAGAAAGAATATGGTGATAGTTAGCATAGAACAATTCTTTATATACTTTAAAGCAAAAGACACTATAGCAAAGGAGTTGAATGCCACCTATGTAAAAAGTAAACGTTGTTATCGTATTCCATTGAATCTATATTCTCTTAGAGAATTGTACAAGGTATGTGAAGGAGATAACAAAACTCTTATAGCAGATTTGGGACTACAATTCAAAAAGAAATATGATGAAATGTTAATTATAAAGAGTTTAGATTGCGGTGGTTTTGATGCAAGGCTTAGACCTTATCAGAATCAAGATGTGAACTACTTATCAAAACTACCACACAAAGCAATCTTTAACGAACAAAGAACTGGAAAGACTCCAACAACACTTATTACATTAAAGGAGAGTGGTGCTAAAAGAATATTAATTGTTTGTCCTTCAAGTCTTAAAGGTAATTGGAGTAGTGAGTTTGGCTTTTGGCTAGACCGACCATCCACTATTATCGAAGGGCCAGCTAAGAAAAGAGTTAAATTACTTGAAACGTTTAACGAGTACGACAACACAGTAGGAATTATCTCCTACGAAACTCTTAGAAATGATTTTAGTAAAGTCACATCTAAATTTGATGCGATGATTGTGGATGAAGCACACAGGCTAAGAAATTACAAGACACAACAGTCTAAAGCCATACTAAAGATGGGTCAACAAGCCACTACAAGGTATGCTCTAACAGGCACACCATCAGTAAATCACGCAGTAGATGTGTATGGTATACTCAAGTTCCTCTACCCTGCTCAGTACCCTTCATATTGGCAATTTGCAGAAAGGTATTTCGACATGGAGGCATCCTTTTATTCAGAGATGCCAGACATAGGAACGCTAAAATCAAATAGAATAAAGGAGTGGTTGGGAGAATTAAATTTGATATCTATACAAAGGAAAAGGAAGGATGTTATGACTTGGTTACCTGACATACAAGAACAAGTAATTGAATTAGATGCTGAACCACAACAGAGAAAAGAATATGAACAGATGTTAGCTACTTATGCAGTTGGAGAAGTTGATGCACAAAACGACTTAGTAAGACTTATAAGACTTAGGCAAATAGCCTTAGCACCTGAGTTATTAGGGCTTAAAGGTGCATCACCTAAGATAAAGTTTATACTAGAGTATATCGAAGATAACCCAGACACACCAATAATCATATTCTCAGCTTTCACTAGCTTCTTAAACCTATTAGCAAAGAAGTTAAGTTGTGATTATGGTTTAGTAACAGGAGAGACAAGATTTCCTACTCATACAGTAGATAGTTTCCAAAATGGAAGGTTTAATATACTACTATCTAATATAAAAGTAGGTGGTGTAGGACATACGATGGATAGAGGAGAAGTTACAATATTTACAGACAGGTCATTCTCACCAATGGAGAACGACCAAGCACAAGATAGATTTGTTCCGACAACTGAGGGCAAGGCGAAAGATTCTAAGTTGATTATTGACTTAGTTCTAAAAGATTCAGTAGATGCAAGAGTATTCCAGATATTAAAAGATAAAAAAGATATTACCTCATTCGTAAATGACTACGGATTGAAAATATTATTAGGGGAGAGATTAGATGAATCCATTTGATAGTCAAGTGAAAAAGGCTAAGAGAGAGAAGTTGAAAATGTCCATAGCGTTAATGGGGGCATCAGGAGCAGGTAAGACATTATCTGGACTATTCATAGCTAAAGGGGTTATAAAAGCTAAGTATCCAGATTTAGACGAAACATCAGACGAGTTTTGGAGTAAGATTGGTGTTATTGATGCAGAGCATAAGAGAGCGTTGCTTTATGCAAATACCACAAGAGCCAATGAGTATATAGGAGAGTTTTTCCACATTGACTTTGAAGCACCTTTTTCAACTGAAAGATATGAGCAAGCTATCGATGCTATGATTAATGCAAAGGTTGAGATAGTTGTTATAGATAGTTTATCTCATGCTTGGGAAGGTGAAGGGGGTATCTTAGAAGTACAACAAAAACTTGGAGGCAGGTATCAAGACTGGAACGCAGTTAAGCCTTTGGTAAAAGCTTTCTACAGAACATTAACTGAGAAGAATATACACGTAATTTCTACAATCAGAACTAAACAAGAATATGCAACTGAGACAACTGAGACAGGTAAAATGAAGGTAACTAAGCTAGGAACAAAACCTGTACAAAAAGATGATATTGAATTTGAGATGCAAGTTAGTTTTATGTTGGATATGCAACATACCGCACAGGCTGTAAAAGATAATAGTGGTATGTTTGATGGAGTGCCTAGTGTATTAGATACATCGGTTGGAGAGTTACTCTACAAATGGCTTGAAGAAGGAGCTGACTTAACAGCAGAGAGAGAAGCTGAGAAACAAGTGTTAATTGAGAAATATAATAAGATATTAGCTATTGAAAATGTTGTACTTAACGACCTTGCAGATAAGTTGATTAAAGGAGCTGATGCAAAATTTGGTTATGGTACAGACATTAATACTTATCCAATGAGTATGGTAAGACTAATAATAGATACACTATTGACAAAAGCAAATAGTAGTAAAGTGGAGGTGGAAGTGTGAAGCACACAATTTTAGATTTAGGATTTAAGGTAGCAGGACTTAAAAAGTTCTATGCAGATGAGCATGGAACTTACTATGTAGGATTTGATGGTGAGCAAAAAGTAATCCATTGGGTGGGAAGTGAATCATTAAACTTCAATCAGATGGAGGTTAATGGTGATATGATCGCTGTAATAATGGGTGCTGAGGAGGATTACAAAATCCTTAAAGATGAGCCTATGGTAGAATTACCTAAAGTGTATATTGCTGATGGTTGGAAACTTCTTAAAGCAAATGAGGGGTTGTTTAAAAACTACGTTCTCTTTAAAGAAGAGTTAGGTACGCTTAGATTTACAAGAATTGTTTACATTAGAGACATGATTCATGGTATAAATCAGATTTCAATCAACAAAGAAGTTGGAGAAGCGTTTATTGCAAAATTAGCAGAGTTAGTGAAATACAAAAAAGAAGAAAAAAAGGAGAGTGGTCTATAATGGGCATAGTAATTGGAATACATGAGGATAAAGAATTTAAACAACTGGTAAATGGTGATTTTTATGAGTGCTTTGTAAGTGCTGTAGATGAGCCTGAGTTTGATACAAATAAAAACGCTTTCAAAGGTAGTGTTAACTACAAGGTAAGAGACGATGTACATCCTGATTTTGCAGGAGCAGAAATTAGATATGACTACTTTAATGATGCACCAAACATGGGTTGGAAACTAAACGCTGTAGCATCTGCAATAGGAGTGCCTGTAGGAACTAGCTTTGAAACATTAAAAGAGTTCTTTGATTTCATAAAAGCTAAGCCTTTGATGGTTAAAGTAGCATTAGAGCCTAGTCAAGACGGAACAAAATTGTATGCAAAAGCAAAGTCATATAAACCAACAGAGTTAGGAGAATTTGTAGCACCAGAAGGGAGTATGGAAGAAGATGATAGCGATTTGCCTTTCTGATAAACTTTAAAAACTTATGAGAGGGGGAGAGTTAAATGAAGTTTTTTCAACAGTTCTTTGCAAGTAGTGATTTTGACTCACCCAACACAAGTGGAGAGGTAGCAGTATGCTGTCCTTTCCCACACTCCTCCCCTGATGGGAGTCCTTATTTAGAAACAGTAGCATCAGCTCATATTAATTTAGATATGGATTTGTTTCATTGTAAGGTCTGTAATAAGGGTTTATCAGAAGCCAGTTTTCTTAAAGAGTTTGAGCATATATCTTACAAGGATGCTAGAAAAATGCTTAATAATATTGATGATAATATTAGTGAAAACTGGCAATCTGCTATAGATAATCTAAAAGGAAGTCCTAGTACCATAAGTAAAATAAAAGCATTAGGTATCACAGATGCAGTTATGGACGAACTCCAAATAGGTTATGAGGGACTTGGTGTTGGCTTTCCTGTATATTTATACAATACCTTAGTAGATGTAAGGACGTATAATGCACAAGGAACTCCAAAAGTTAAGAGCCGAACAGGAGCATCAGCAGGGTATATCATTCCTTTTGACATTTGGCGAGAGTCAACTAAACCTACACTACTATGTGCGGGGGAAAAGGATATGGCTATAGCAAGAAGTTTAGGCTATAACGCTATTACCTTTACTGGTGGAGAAGGCTCAATACCTAAACTGTTTAAAAAATCTTTTGAAAACAGAAAAGTTTATATATGCTATGATAATGACGATGCAGGAAAAGATGGGTCTAAAGCGATTGCTAAATGGTTAAAAGATTGTGGTGCTTTACCTTACATCGTCAACGGTCATTACCTAGTATGCTCTGAAAAAGGCGAAGATATACATGATTATTTTCAGAAATATAATAAGACAGTTGAAAGTTTTAATGAGATTTTAAATAGCACACAAGAATTTTCAGAACAAGATTATCTCATGGAAAGTGAGAAACAAACTCCTCTAGTATCTTTACTGGATGCTACAAAAGGAGAGTATAGAAATAGGTACGTTACTTCAATGGTACAGGTGTCAGCCGTATTTGATAATCAGTTTGGCATACCTGACCTTGTGGAGTTTAGAAAGACAAAAATGATAGACGAAGATAAGGATAGTATGCAAGTAGGAGAAGTTAGAGAATGGGTTTTAGATGAGGATAATCTACAAGATATATTAATCCTAATGGATAGTAATCTAAAAGAGGAACAAGTAGCTAAGAATTTAAGAAAGCTATGTAACATACCTGAGAAAGAGGGTGGTGTTAGGTGTAAGAAACAATCCTTTACTACGGTATTTAAGGCGGTTGTAACAGACTTAGTAGAGTCCGAAGTAATGGCAGAAGGGTACACACCTATAGAACTTGTTTGTTTCACAGTCGGTAAAAGACTTATGTCAGGTAACAAATACAAAATAACCTACAAAGCTATCCCACATCCATTACAACAACAGGAGATAATGTTGTTAGTTTCAGATGTTCAAGATGCACAGGATAGCATAACAAAATTCTCGGTTAATGAAGAAGTGAAAGAAAGACTTGCAGTATTTCAACAAAAGGATGGACAGACAATAGAAGATAGGCTTGATGAGACGTTTAGAAGTACGAAGAACTATGTAGGTACTTTTGCAGATAAAAATATTACACAAGCAACAGACTTGTTTTATCATACACCATTAGAATTTAATTTCGCAGAAAGAAAAATGAGAGGTTACTTAGACGTAATGATCGTTGGAGAGACAAGGACTGGTAAATCAGCTACAGCAGAAGCTTTATTAAAACTATACAGATTAGGTACTTTCACATCACTTAAGACTTCAACTATTGCAGGTCTTATAGGCGGTTCAAATAAAGTAAATGGTAGTTGGAAAACAACTATTGGAGTTATCCCTAGAAATCATATGGGTGCAATTATACTAGAGGAGTTCTCAGGAGCTAAACAAGACTTTATAAAAAGCATGACAGATATTCGTTCCTCTAATCAAGTACGTCTAGTGAGAGTAAATGGAGAACTTAAGATTCCTGCTATGGTAAGAATGTTAACGTTATCTAATCAGCGGTCAATGAAAGATGGACAGACAAAACCTTTATATGCCTACTCTAATGGTATTGATGTATTATTAGAATTAGTTGGAGCATCAGAGGATATTGCTAGGTATGATTTTTTCTTACTTGTTGGTGAACCTGATGAGTATATTAATCCTTTTAAAAATAGACGTCAAACTGTACCTTATGACGAACAGTCTTACAAAGACAGAGTTAGATGGGTATGGTCAAGAAAACCTGAGCAAATAATCTTTGCAGATGGTTCAGATGAGTATATTTGGGATGAGGCTCAGAAGCTAAATGAAAAGTTTAATTGTCATATAAAGTTGTTTGGTTCAGAAGCTGATAAGAAACTAGCTAGATTAGCTGTAGCAGTTGCAGGGTGTTGTGTATCTACAGATGATAGCTTTGACAACATTATTGTTACTAAAGAACACGTTGACTGGTCGGTTAACTTTTTAGATAAGCTTTATGATAATCAGTTATTCAGATTAAAAGAATTTGTAGACGAGCAAAAGAAATATACTGAGATAGATGATTCAGTAATTAAAATGACACAAGATATATACACACAACATACAACACTTTTAATTCAGTTAGAGATGTGCTCAGGTACAACAAGAGCTAATCTACAGGCAGTTGCAGGACTTGACAATAAAGACTTCTCAATGATTATGAATAGGCTAACGTCTTTAATGTTAGTGCAATGGAAAGGGGATAGGATAATCCCATCAGTAAGGTTTAGAAGAGCGATGAAAAAGATTGATAGAAGAGTAAAATTACTAGGAAAGGGTGAGGTATTTTGAGAGAGTGGGAAAGATACACAGACTTAAGTAGTATGCTTTACTGGTTTGGCATCGACTCCCCAAAAGAGGGTGGAGCTGATACGGAAACTACTGGATTACATATAAAGTTCGACACTCCATTCTTAATGGTTTATGGTTGGATTGTTAACGAAAACTTAGGAAGGGTTTGGGTTTTTTATCCCACTCCTCAGAATATGAAAGATTTTGCTTATGCAACTGAAAGAATGAGTAAAGTTTTCTTTTGGAATACAAAATACGATATGCATATGATGGCTAACGGAGGTTATCCTTATAAGTTTGACAATCTATCAGATGGAATGTTATACGCTAGACTTGTGCTTAACTCAGATGTGAAACAGAGTCTTAAACTCAAAGCTATAGCTAAGAAGTACATTGATAGCTCAGCTAGACTTCTTGAAGATGATGTTAAAAAAGAATTTTCAGCACTTAAGAAAGAACGTAATAAAGTGTTACTAGCTATGTTAAAACCTCATGGAAAATGGACAATGAAGAGGTTAGACAAAATACAAAAAGATATTATTGCAGAGTTTCCAGATGAGGTAAAAGATGTTTATGAAAACTGGCTAGAGAATTACCCAGAACCTACGTATGTAGATATTGACAGAGACTTGATGATTAAGTATGCAGGTAATGACGTAATTATAATGCTTGAGTTTATTGAGATAGCAAAACCTATTCTTAAAAATAGGATGCAAGAGGTAGTTTTAGATAGAGAGGAACGTCTTATTAAACCTCTTTATGAAATGGAGAGAGTAGGACTTAAAGTTGATAGAGAGTATCTACTTAGAAGTAAAAAAGTTGTTAAAGATTACATTGCACAGAAAAGAATGTCTTTATGGAAGTTAGCAGGGCAAGAAATGACAGTAGGACAAGCAGTTCTTATTATGAAACTCTTAAAAGATAAGTGGGGTATAGAGGTAATATCCTCAGACCAAGCTAGTTTACAATTAGTTATGAATGAACATTCTGGTGATGTTAAAGAGTTTTGTGAACTTATCAATGAATTAAGGACATTAGAAAAATGGTATGCGACTTACATTTTAAGGATACTTAAAAACTCTGAAAGAGATGGTAGAGCATACACTCAAATAAATCAAGCAGGAGCAGTTACAGGAAGGGTTAGTTGTGACTTTCAACAGTTCCCTAAAGATAATCTATACGATGACGAGGGTAATGTTTTATTTGAGCCTAGAAGAGCTTTTACTATATCAGGTGGTGGGTACAATGAAATATACTACTTAGATTATTCTCAGATAGAGCTTAGAGTGCAAGCTGACTACACCTACAAATTAGTTGGAGGAGACTTAAACTTATGTAGAGCTTATATGCCTTTTAAGTGTGTGAGTACAAAGACTAAAGAAGTATTCGACCCTAGTAGTAAGGTACATTTAGCTAGATGGGATTCTGGAGAATGGGTAGATGAAAAAGGTGTTGAGTGGACTCCTACAGATGTTCATGGAGCTACAACTCATAATGCTTTTCCAGACTTAGAAGTAGGAAGTCCTGAGTTTAAAAAGCTTAGAGGTACTGGAAAGACAGTAAACTTTGCTAAGAATTATGGCTCTGGAATGTTTGGTATTGTAAAGGCTATGAAAGGTAAGGTAGTTGGTGAGGGAATCTTAGAAGCCTTAAATCAAGGCTACTACAAGGCTTTTCCTAACGTAATAGATTATCAAAAAGCTGTAATAAAGAAAGTATCACAAAGAGGATATGTTGTAAATCAATATGGCAGAAGGTATTATATCACAAGTAATAACTGGGCATATAAGTTTTGTAACTACTTAGTTCAAGGCTCTTGTGCTGATATGCTCAAAGAAAAGATTATAGAAATATATGAGTTCTTGAAACCTTACAAAACAAAGCTTCAAATGAATATACATGATGAGTTATCATTTGAAACATGGGTTGGAGAAGAGCATTTAATACCTAAAATAAAAGCGATCATGGAAGAATGTGATTGGATAAATGTCCCAGTAGTAGCTGATGTAGAAGTAACTAGAACAAACTGGGCAGAGAAGGAGGATGTTGCGTAAATGAATTATAGTCAATTAAATAAAGAATACATGGCGAAATATAAGGCAGGTGATGAGTCCTACCTTTGGAAGTTAGTTGAATTGAATGAGAAGCTATGTTATAGATTTGCACATAAATATAGTTGGATAGATGTAGAATTTGAGGACTTAGTAGCCATGATTAGACTTTATTTAATAAGGGCTGTACGAAGATTCGATATTAGCAAAGGTTTTGCTTTTATGACTTTTGCATATTCTGTAATTAACAATCAACTAAGACATTATAATAGAGATGCTAAAAGACGAGGTATAAACACCTTATCCATAACAACTGAGATAAGTGAAAACGATACTTTAGAAGATGTGCTTGAAGCTGACGTACTAAATCCTTGTGACACTTATGTGGTAAGAGAAAATGCTTTACGAATTAGAAAGGCTTTAAACTCTTTTGAAGAAGTGGATAGAGATATACTTATAGAGCTTGTAGTCAACAAAAAACCTCAGAGAGAGGTAGCTGAAAAACACGGCATTAGTCAAGTTCAAGTAAGTAGAAAACAAAGAATACTTTTAGCTAAATTAAAAATAAAATTTGAGAAAACAAAGGGAGATGTTGCGTAATGTTAGAGATAAAGATTAAATATTTTGATGAGAGTTTGGTAAAGATTGAGAAAGTTGAAAAAGGGGATTGGGTGGATTTAAGATGTGCTAAGAATATGCAATTTGAGAAAGGCAAGTTCTACTTAGTTCCATTAGGAATAGCTATGGAAATTCCAGAGGGCTACGAAGCACACCTTGCACCTAGAAGTAGTACATATAAAAATTGGGGTGTTTTACAAACTAATTCGATAGGAGTTATAGATAATTCTTACTGTGGAGATAATGACCAATGGTTTATGCCTGTATTTGCTACAAGAAGCTCTATTATAAACAAGAACGATAGAATATGCCAATTCAGAATAATTGAGAAGATGCCAGAAGTTAGCTTTGTGGAAGTTAAAGCCTTAGAAAATAAAGATCGTGGCGGACACGGAAGTACAGGTGTTAAATAATGAAGAGAAAAAGCGTATACGAACTAAGACAAATTGGAATTGAGGGTTGTAAAACAGAGGGTTCAAAGCATTATAAAAAAGCTGATGAAATAGAACCTGTGGATGTAATGTATGCTCACGATATGCTAGAAGGTTTTTGCTTAGGTAACATCATAAAATATGCTATTAGATTTAAGGTAACAAGAAACTTACAAGAATTGAAAAAAGTAGCTGATTATGCTCATATAATGTATGGTTTAGAGTTAGAAACTAATAAAATAGAGGAAGTGTTTAAAAATGAAATATCTAGCGATTGACCCTAGTGGGAACTTCGAAGAGGGTAAAGGTGTCACAGGATTTGTACATTTTGACGAAGCTCTTAAAATATACACACCTAGACTTGTAGGAGCCAATGATTTTAAGTCAGCTATGGAATATTACGATGCTGTCTTAGATTTACTTATGGATGCTGACCAAGTAGTTATGGAAGGATACAGACTTTACAATCACAAGGGTATGAAAGCACAGACTCAAAGTAACTCTATTTTAGAAACTTCTCAGTTAATAGGTATTATCAGATATGAATGTTTCCAACGTGATATACCATTACATATACAATACGCAGTTCAAGTTAAAAATAGATGGTCTGATGATGTGCTTTTAGCCGATGGTAAACTAATTAAAAGAGGTAATAGATTTTACTTACCTAACGATACATTAATAACTAATCATGCAAGAGATGCTTATAGACACTTAGTAAATTACTTAAAATATGGAGGTAGATAAATATGGATAAAAGACAAATTATAAAATGGTTAAAGAGGAAAGAAGAGGAATCTCTAAGAACAGCTCGTAATAACTACAGTTTAGAAATGGATATGCAGAAAGAAACTGTGGAAAAAGAGTTAGGAGTCGATATGTTAGTGGATAACTTACATAAAAAATATTTAGAGATGGATAGGATAATAGACACTTGGAGAAGTTCTGTAACTAAAGAAGGCATCTCAGTACATGGCTCTTCTTGGTATTTCTTTGGCGGTATAAAACAAATGGCAAATTCAAAAAGCAGGATTTATGATAAAGTAACTAACGGTAATGAGTTTACAGATAACACTTCAACAAGAAAAGCATTGACTAAAAAACATGAAACTATAAGAGAAGGTATTAAGAAAAATTACACTAATTTATTAGCTGTAGCACAGACTTTAACTGGTAAACAGTTACTTGAGTATGTTAAAAAGTTAGGCTTTGACGTATCTGAAATAGAGGTTGTTAAAGACCCTGTTACAACAGCTTTAACAGTTCAATTAGATTCAAAATACCTTATTATAAATAAGGTTGGTGAGAAGTAAAATGAAGAAATTTAAAGTAGACTATGCTATCTCAGAAGTTGTCAAAGGAGTTGTTAAAGTACACGAAAAAACAATAGAGGGCGATGATGTAGACGAGCTACTTGAAAGTATTTTTAAATCTTGCACAGATACTTATGTTGTTATAAAAACTAAAAACTTTGAGTTGGTTTCACCAAGTACCTGTATAACAGGAAAAATAACAGAAAGAAGGAATAGGAAATGAGATGTAGTTCATTAGGAACAATAATGGGATTGAATTTTCATAAGAACGCTTACAAACAATTTATGTTAGACACTGGTAAAGTTACAGACGAGCCTACCTCTATCGGAGAGAAGAAAATGGAGGCAGGAAAAGCAATGGAAGAAGTAATTATCCAGATGTATGAAAAAAGGTCTGGTAATAAAGTACATCATCCAGATGTACAAATACAGTATAGAAAAGGCAAATTAACTGGTCATATGGATGGTTTTGTTACCTTCATTACAGAAGATAAGTGTCCTTTAGAGATTAAAAACACTACTTTGAATTTAGGTTCTTGTGCTGAGGATATGGATAGGAATTATTATGCACAGGTTCAAGGGTATATTTATATCACAGATTCAGAAAAAGCTGTGTTTTGTTATCTTAGAAACGGTTGGGATTTATGCTACTTTGACGTTCCTAGAGACGACGAGTTTATAGAAGAAATGTTACTAGCTATAGATTGGTATGAGGATTGCTTAGAAAAAGGCTTCTTCAATGAGCCAGTAGTAGAGGTGGAAAGTAAAGAAATGCCCATTGATATTCTACTTAACGTAGGTTTACATGAGATGAGTAGAGAGTTTGCACAGTTGAAAACACAAAGCAAAGAATTAGAAGAACGACAAAAGGAACTAAAGCAAGAAATTACTGAGATTCTAGGAGATAATTATGGTAAGCTAAACGCTAGTGATTTTACCTTAGCTTATCGTTCACAGTCTCGTAAAGGTGGTCTTGATGAAAAAGCCTTAAATGAAGTAGTTGATGTTGAGCATTATAGAAAAGAGCCAAGTGTATTTTCAGTATTAGACATAAGACAAAAGGGGGACATTTAATGTTGTTAAGCAATAAGTTTTTAGATAAGTATAGGGGGAAGGCTAATCCCTTCCCTACAGCATTAGGAGAGTTTGTATATTACCGAACATATTCTCGTTACAAAGAGGCAGAAGGTAGAAGAGAAATGTGGTGGGAAACAGTTCGTAGAGCTGTAGAATATAATTGTAGTTTGGTTAAAGGTGTTAAGACAAAAGAAGCTGAGCAGATGTTTGATAACATTTATAACCTAAGACAATTTCCATCTGGACGTACCTTATGGGTAGGAGGAGAACAAGTTTCCTTAGACGTTCCAACAGCAAATTTTAATTGTGCTATGAATATCATCGACCAATTAAAAGCATTTTACGACACGTTCTACCTTCTTTTAGTAGGTTCAGGGGTTGGTATCAGAATACTTAAAGACGATGTAAAGAAGCTACCTAGATTCAGAACAGACTTTTCAGTACATATGAAACCTTACGAACCTGTGGTAAAATCAGAGAGGATACAAAAAACTTTTGTAGATGGTTTTAATAATACTTGGTATATTGTTGTTGGAGACAGTAAAAATGGATGGGTTGATTCTTTAAAAGCTTTATTTGAAATATTAACTAATGAAACCAAGGCTGAGCATATAAATATTGCTGTTGATTTTGATAATGTACGCCCAAAAGGAGAATTACTAAAAACATTTGGTGGTTTTGCATCAGGGCATGAAAGTCTACAAGAAATGTTTGAAAAAATAGCTACAGTAATTCAAACCTCCACTGGCGAGTTAAAACCTATCGATTGTTTGGATATTATATGTATGATTGGTGAGAATGTAGTCGCAGGAGGTACGAGAAGGACGAGTATCATGGCTATGATAGATGAAGATGATAATGAGTGCATCACAGCAAAGAACGATTTATATGACGCTGAGGGCGAGCTTAATAAGGCACTTTCACATAGACGCACTAGCAATAACTCTATACTATACTTTAAAAAGCCTACAATGGAGCAACTTAAATGGCAAGTTGAGCAAATGAGATATACTGGCGAACCTGCTTTTGTAAATATGGTTGCAGGTAGAAAAAGAAAGCCCAATATGGAAGGTGTTAATCCATGTCTGACAGGGGGTATGAAACTCTTAACTGTAGATGGGTATAAAACTTTTGAAGAACTTGTAGATACAGAGCCTTTAATTATAAGTAAAGACGGCGATGTATCAAAAAGTAAAGTTTGGTGTTCGGGTACTAAAGAGATTTATGAAATTAAAAGAGGCAATAAAACGCTTATCACCTGTACTAAAGACCATAGATTTATGACTATTGATAAAAAAGAAGTTGAAGCACAGTTTCTAAAAGGTGAAAGACTTATGCCTTATATTAAACCCCCTGTACTAGAAGATGTTTTGATGGTTAAGTTAGGTTTTATACAAGGAGATGGTAATTTAAGTAGACTAAAAAGCGAAACTCACAAAGGCTTAGAAGTTAATTTTAGTCATAAAGATAGGGATGTAAAGGATTTATTTGGATACAAGGGTGTTGACAGGACATATTACACCTCTGAGTATAACGAAGTTCTGAAAGGGTTAGGTTTTTCAAGTGAAAATTTACCATTGAGACAACTTCCAAAACCAATAAGTAGATGGGAGGATTCAGAGCAAAAAGCATTTTTAAAAGGACTTTATTCTGCTAATGGTAGTGTTTTATCAAATGGTCGAGTTACTCTTAAATCAACTTGTTTAGAACTAATAACTGGTGTACAAGAGCTACTTACTAAATTTAGTATATTCAGTTATATTACAACAAACAAAAGTAAACTTGTTAAATTTTCAAATGGAGAGTATGTTTGCAAGGAAAGTTATGACTTAAATATACAGGAGTACATGAGTCGTTTAGAGTTTTGTAATGCAATAGGATTCATACAAAGCTACAAGACAGATAGGTTAACGTATACTTTAATTGAACAGTCACCTAAAGTAACTTCTGTAAAGAGTTTAGATAAGGTAGAAAAAGTCTATGACTTCACAGAGCCTTTAACACATTGGGGAGTTGTAGAAGGTTTTATTGCACATAACTGTGGTGAAATCCTTCTAAAAAATAGACAGATGTGTAACCTAACAACTGTAAATGTTTTAGCTTTTGTCACAGAAGAGAATACTCTGGACTGGGATGGTTTACTAGAAGCTCAGAGACTATCTGTTAGAATGGCTTTAAGAATGGCTAGTGTAAAATTAGAACTAGAGGGTTGGGATGATGCTTCTGAAACTGTAACAGGATGTTCTCTTACTGGTTGGGAAGATGCAATGAATAGATTAGATGCAAGGTACACACAAAGAAGTTTAATAGAGGATGCTTTAAATGAAGTGTCTAAAGAAGAAGCAGGGTATTACGCTTTAGAAATTGGAGTTACACCACCTGAGTTAGTTACTACTATTAAGCCAGAGGGTACAATTTCTCTATTACCTACTGTAAGCTCAGGTATGCATTTTAGTCATTCACCTTACTACATAAGACGTGTTAGAATTAATAAAGACAATCCATTATCTAAAGCTATGAGAGCAATGGGTTTTGTTGTAGAGGATGATGTAACAAATAGTAATTTAGATGTAATCAGTTTTCCTGTTTTAGCACCAGAAGGAAAAACAAAATATGATATATCTGCGTTAGAACAATTACGTTTATATAGAAATATTATGAAGAACTATGTAGACCATAATGCAAGTAACACAATTCATGTAAGAAAGCATGAGTGGGAAGGTGTTACAGATTGGCTTTATGAGAATTGGGATGATGTAGTAGCGGTTAGTTTCTTACCTTTAGATGATGCAGTTTATAAACAAATGCCATTTGAAGCTGTAACTAGAGCTGAATACAGAGATTTAGTTGGGCGTACACCTAAGTTTGACCCAGAGGTACTTCGTAAACTAGAAGAAGTACATACAGAATTTGACATTGGAGATAATGATGAGTGTTCAACAGGTATTTGTCCTATTAGATAACATAAAAAAGAGAGTCCTCTTAATTGGGGACTCTTTTTTTTTATGCTTTTTTACCCATTCCACCTGCTTCTACCTTTTCTTGTATCGATATGTGTGAATGTGTTATACTTTCCAACTCCACCATTAAGGTTAATCGTATTACAGTAAGCGTACACTACGCTAGGTAATACACCACTTACCTTAATGTCACAAGCTGTACCATATAGATGTTGGCTATTACTTGCACCTCCAACATTCTTGTTATGTTGTTTACATCTGATAGCTGATGTAATATGTACTGCTTTTCCAAAGTGATTTCTGACTTTTGTTAGCATTACCAATAAATCTTCATCAACTTTTACAGGATGCCCACTACAATACTTACCACACTTACAAGCAAATTCTGACTTCTTAAAGTTAGGATAATCATAAAACATTAATTCATATAAAGTGTTAACTCCTACAAACCCATCTATAACTAAGCCATGCCTTCTTTGAAAGTCTCTAGTAGCTTCTGTACACTCATCACCAAAAGAGCTATCAGCTCCCCACCTAGGCAGAGAACATCCTGCCTTAAGTAGTAATTCTTGATACATCTTCACTTCTGCGTTTTTCATACCCTTCTTAACTTTTAAATTCGTTACCAACATATTCTACCACTCCTCTTTGCTACTAGGGTTATTTAAAACCCCAATAGTAGTTAATATCTGAAAACTTAATCCTATAACTGTGTTGATCGTTTCACTCTGTGTTATATCAATTACGCCTACCAAAACTAAAATACTCATTATTTGGGATGCCAAAGCTCCCCAAAGTACCGTACTTCTCCATCTTTCTTGTTTCATTCAAATCACTCTCCTTTTTTTTATTTTCTTTACTACATAATTTTATCCGAATGCGTAGATAGAATTTTTAACTTACCCACACCAAGGGAATGCTAATATCTCACAATTTCTTTGTGTTCCTGTTTTGTTCATTATTTTTATACTTGTACTTCCATAGATATAAAATTTAGAACCAGTATGGACACTAACATCAAATGGAATTGTTAATATTTCTATCAATGTGCTATTTGCGTTCAACATAGATACTATCGAAGAACCATTTAGATGCACCATACATGTACATGTAGTACCATGAATATCTATTTGAATTAAATAAACACCTTTTCTATTTGGATTATTCTCGTAGTTTGGTGTAAATTCTGCTTCAGTATCAACTACTAATAGTTTTCTTAATGGGCTCACTATCCCTTTTGTAATTGCTACACCATTTTTAGTTATTCCAAACCAATCGCCACTAGATTCATCAACATCTACCCATGATGTTAGTGAGATAGTTGAACCTCTTAATTTTAAGTAACTTGTTCCGTATAGATTACTACTAGACGGTTCTATTGAACCTTTGAATCTATTGTAAGCTGTATTAGGTAGGCTAAATAAAAACTGTTGTTGATGTGGTAATAAACTTCTGTCACCAAATACACAGTTCATATCCCATGTATCTGTGGTTGTTGTTAATTCTGAGATGTCAATATTATCATTAAAAGTTTGTAGGGCGTTCTGAAAGAAATATAATTCTTTAAGTTTAATATTAACACACGAACCTATAAACTTTAACGCTTTGGCTTCCCCAACTTGATATGAAGGGTCTTGTGAAACAATATATCCTGATAACGTAGTCCTAGAACAATTCTTAAGGGTAATCACCGACACTCTTGCCTTATCATCTGTATAAAATCTATTACCATTGTTCATATAGCGACCAGTTATTGTAAATAAATCACAATACTCTAGCCATAAACCATACGTTGACTTATTTGCTGTTTCAACATGACATTGGTCAAAACTTATATTACTATGTCTAAGAGCAGAGGAATATCCGACCGCTCTAAAGAAATAAGTATTTGCATAACTACCTTCCCAATGACAGTGGTCAAATTTAATTTGGTTAGTAATCTCTATAGAATTAGGTTTTATGTCAACACATGCACCCAAATACTCATTGCTAAAATGTTCAGGGAAAATTGTTCCTGTTGGCGAATCAAAAAAGCATTTATCAAACTTTGAGTCATACATGAGATTGATACAAACTGCTTCTGGTACACCTCTGAAATAACAATTAACAAAATTACCCATATGCACAAAATTTGTTTTATTATTATACTCACCAAATTCAATCCCTGCCTTACCTTGAACCGTACTTTCAACCCACATATTATCTATATATGGTTTTGATTTTAATATTTTCAAACCACCATTACTACCGTTAAATATTAGTTTTGATAGCGTCCTTCCATCACCTACCATATTTATATTACCTATAAGCGTTATATCGGTAGAAGATATCCAATTTCCAGTTGGAAAATATGCTGTTTTATTATTAGCTACACACCATAATAAGAAACTTTTAATTAATTCCCCTTCATCTTCCCCTATTCCGTTTCCATTCCAAGGGTGGTTTTTTATGTTTTCCCAATTATTTAGCAGATTTTGTGCCAAGTCCGCTTCAACAATATCAACTCTTTCCTCGAATTGAGCTGTGCTTGTACCTTCTAAATCTTCCATCATTGTATTAAAAGAAGTAACTCTATCAGAGTGCTCTGCTATTCTAACTGTCTCATTACTTTCTCTAAATTCTTCATTACTTTCTCTCTGGTTCTCTTTAAATATCATCTCTGCGTGAAGTGCATTAGATGTTAAGACTTTATTATTCTTATATATCTTCAAAGATACATCACCTCTTTCTATTTATAAGAGTGAGAACTACCTCACTCTTTATTGCGCACTTTATTACAAATATGTACTAATTAACTGATGTTAAATAATATTTTAAAACCCCTCCATTTGCTATGCCTTTGAAAGTGTATACCTTACCTGCGACCGTAGGAACGTCAGCACTTAAAGAGATATTGTTGCCATTTTTAAATACTGAGTAAGCGTCAACAGCTAGAAACGAGACTACTTGTCCAACGTATACGTTATCAAATCTAACAATATTATACAGATTTCCAGCACTTCCAGAAGGTAGTATGTATAAATTTCCTTTGTTTAAACTCGGAGTTTGATTACTATTATCTGCTACCCCATCCAATATAGGTGTTGTTGCAAAATTATACTCAATTACATTCCCAACAGAAGCGAAATAAGTGTTTGAAAGGTCTACATAAATGTCTTGAATTGACTGTCCTATAAAAACATTGTCATTTCTAATTATATTTTTATAATTCCTTCCACCAATATAAATACCATAAGTACCTCCTGTTATTTTATTTCCAGATATTTCATTACTATGACTCTCTTCAGCAAGGCTTGTAGAAAGTATATTTATACCTTTACCTGTTATATTTTTTATAATATTCCTCTTGATAGACGAATAAGAAATTGCCTTATTTAATAATATTCCGTCAACACCTCCATCAATCTCATTATCTTCAATTACTATATTTGTTTTATTTAAGAAAGATGTAAGTACATTATTGCTAATATTTTTAAACTTATTTCTTCTTATTTTAAGGTTGTCTCCAACTGTCCATGCAGAACCATTTATTCCGTAATAATACCCTTCTATATAATTATCATTTATTACCATATCGTTACACTCTTCAAGTGAAAAACAATTTTGAGTAGTAAGCGTTCCTGTGAAAATAAATTTATTATTAATTAATTTTCCTTTTCCAGTCTTATCTAGATGACCTACCTTTACTCCTACTTGTTTTGTTTCTATGTAATTATCTTGAAAATCCCATTCGGCGTTAACACTTATGCCCCCAACGTTAGTTTGATAACAGACATCTTTAATAATATTTCTTCTACCAACAATTTTACTTGTATTTTTTACAGATCCTATACTACTATTTCTTATGTTTTTAATAATACAGTCATTAACATAAACCGTTCCGTTAGAGTTGTTTAAAACACCTTCTCCACAAATCTTTGAAAGGTTTATATTTTCAAAATAGATTTCGTCAGAAGCACCACTCACAACAACTCCATGAGAGTACCCTCCTGTTATTCTATTATCATAAACCCCTTCTACTGCAAAGTTTTTAAATTTTATGTTTACGCAATTATGTATTACAAAATGTACACCCTCGCCATTTTTATGGTATTCAGCTCCATCAAGAGTGCTTAATAAATCATTAAATTTAATTTTAGATAAAAACCCATTCCCATCAATTATTAAATCACTTAGTCCATTTAAAACTATGTAGGATTCGTTATATATACCTATTGGGATTTTCACATACCCACCACTTGTTATTGTTGAAAACATTTCTCTTAATGAGTTATATTTTTTAGCATCATACGTCACAAGTTGTGTCAATTGTGCGTCAGTTGCGTTTAACCTATCGCCTAAATTAGCTGATGTACCTCTCGCCTCTATGACTTCAAGGTTTGTATCACTCATTAAGGCATCATCGTAGACTTGTTTAGCTGACATAACAGCATCTACGATGGCTTCTAATTCGCTAGGATAAGTATCATCACCATCTGTAATCTCATATATGTACTTAGGGTCTTCTTTTTCCTCTAGTGTAAGAGCATCATATTCAGCTTGAGTCTTATATACGTAGATAGGTCTTGTTAAATCATTTGCTACTCTAGTAACTTCGTTACTAAGCCTAGTATCTTCGTTCTCTTCCATGTCTAAAAGAGTGTTTAAGTTAAGAGATACTTCGTCAGCTTTTGATTGTAAGACCATATCTGCTTCTGAATTAAATACGCTTATAGCGTTGGCTATTGTTTCGTTAGACACCATACCGCTATTTATCAATTCTAGTAGAATCGGTAGTTTCTCACTGGCTTCTATTACACCTGCTGATAAATCTGCTACTACAACAAATGAGAATGTGATTGGATTAGTTAATCTTACTGTATCTTGGTATAATGCAATCTGGCAGTCTACTTTACCTGCTGATGCTAATATACCTGTTTCAATAGTTAACTTACCACCTATAACCTCATGCATTTCTGGAAGTGCATTAGGTACTACGAATGTTACAAATATCTGCTCCGTTGTTAAAGTTTGTTTAAAGAGGAATGTAAATGTACCTCCGTTTGCATCACCTTGAACAAAGGACATATGTGGAGCTGACACATATCCTTTTTCAAAATCTACTGTTATATTATAATTTTTTGTAATCATTTAACCCCTCCTAACGCTATTATGAAGCCTACTATACCAAGCCCTACTGTAATAAAAATACCTAAAACCCAGTAAATCATTTGTATAAATCGTTCAACAAATTTATTCAAATCATCTCTTAAACCTTTTATATTGTCTGCCATTCCTTGTACTAAAGTTTCATGTCTCACATTATCGCTCTCCAAATCTTTTATTCGACATTCATGGTCATGTAACATTTCATTTTCGTTTATCATCAGCATCAACCTCCCGTACTCTTCTTGTAAGATTTTTCTTTTGCTTTACGAGCTTCTCTGATGCCCCCACCGCTTCTTTTAGGTGATGAACCTTCTTCGCTCTCTCTTAATTCTGCTACTGTTGGTAGTGTTTTACCTGTATCTTGTCTATACTTCTTATACAACGCTTCTAAGTCGTTAAGCTCATCATACGTATTACTTAACTCTGTTGTTGCAGGGTTGACATTAGCTACTGCTGAGGGTATTGCTCTAAAGTTGCTTGGCATCTCTGCTCTACCTATTGGTTTGCCTATTATTTGTTCTAGTAAATCTAATGCGTAAGTACCTTTATCTGTAACCCCTCCAAGAGCCTCGTCCACAGCATAGCCTGTTTTGGGGTCTTTTATTACCCTGTTATCTGTCAGCTCTTCACCTTCAAATTTTTCAATAGGCTGTCCTGTAAACATTCTCTGATTAGATATCAATTCATAAGGCATTTTTACAACTGGTGAAGAAGAATTAACTAATGTTTGTAAAGGATGCTCTAATATACTAAAGGCTTCTGATTGTGGTAAACTAACCTTCAACATTTTTACATTACCATCTTTACCTTTATAAAGAGGAATCCACATACCATCTTCTGCATAATCAGGCGTATTCTCATCATTAAGACCAAATTCTTCTTGACCTCTATTCACAAGTCTATTTAGGTTAGCGTATTCTTTTTGATTCTTCATCATGTTTTTAAGTTGAAAAGCTGTGTTCTTTTTAGCAAAAGTGTAAAACGGAAATAATCTTCTAAGAAGCGTGTTCTCTATATCGGTTAAATCTGCATAGTCAAATAAACAATACCTTACAAAATCCCCTGCATCATCAGCACTTTCTAAACCAACTTTACTAAAATTCTGTTTAGCCCATCTCCAAGTTGCGAATCTATTACCATCATCCACAAACTGTCCTGCATGGTAGTTCATCTGCATTATTTTCTGAATCCCTTTAGCATCTTTTATCTTACCAGATGCATCTGTTACAATTTCTTTCATCTCATTTCTTACTTTAGAATCTGAAACCATACCATCTTTTACGAAGTCTAAAATCTCATCATACAGCTTTGCTTCTTTAGTTGATAACTTTGTTCCTTCTGCTACCTTCTTCATTATCGTATTTTGGAAAATACCATAATCTTGAAATCCTTTTACTTGATACTTAATTACATCTTGTACTGGTATTCCTGCTAAGTGCATATTTGTAGATGCTCCGACATAGTTACGCATATGATATCCCATAGAAAGTAATTTAGAACCTTTCCAGAAACCCATTAACTTATCGTGCCATTTAGCAATTTCTGATATAGAAGACTTTTTAGCTTTATCAAAAGTCAATAAGTCTGAAACGTGCTTATCCATAACTAAGGCTTGACCTTTTTTAATGTTTTCTCCAAATATTTCTGGAAGGTCGCTACTGTTTTTAATAAAGTTAAATTTAGTTTTGAAATCATCTATATTTTTTATAACTACTTTACCCTGTGCTTCAAGAGCATTTATATCTGCAACAGCTTTTACGTTTAGACCATCTACATAATTAATGAGTTCTCCATCTGGTGTAGAGATAGCTTCTCGTAAAATACTTAATTTTTCAACTTGATTTGTGGTTTTATTAATTGAATCTTGCATAATTTCAAATACATTCTCTTTAAACAGTTGTTGCCCTAAAGCTTTATTTACTCCCCAAGGAGACATTTCATACATACTTTCCTTAAAGGTACTAGGGCTTCCTTGAAAACCTGTTTCTTTACGCATAACTCCATCTATCTTAGCTTCTGGGTCAAGTGATTTATGTATATATCCTGCTTTATTACCTACCTTGATATCATTATCTGTCATTAGTTTTCTTACTTCTGCTTGTATTCCTTTTAGTTCATCAGCACCTTTTACAATCTCGTCTGTTACTGGAAAGTCTAAAGCCTTCCTAGGTACTTGAATGCTTCTATTTAAAAGGCTTGCTTTATCCCATTGTGGGACTTCTACTCCATCAATCATTGCTGTCTTCGGAATAGATTCGCCTGTCTCTCTGGCTAATTTAAGAGCATCTTGAATATCTGTAACAAGTTCTTTATCATCCAATACAATTTTAAAACCTGTTCCTTTAGCTACTTTTTCTATTCTAAAAGGTTTATCTCCACCTTGCTTTAATCCTACGTCTACAATACCATCTGTGTTACCCTTTACTGAGAACTGGTCGTTAAGATGTTTTACTAAACTATTCACATCTTTAGTCGGCATATCCTCTAATAAAAACTCCATACCCTCTTTACCATACTGTCCATTACGAAGCATTTTTGATACTATGTCAGAGGCTTTGAAAGTATCTGTCTGCTCTGATGCTATATACCTTGCTATCTGCTCTGCTGTTTCTGGTGAGTATTTCTTCTGTAGATTTACTAATTTAGAAGACAATTCTTTTTGTTTGAATCCCATACCGCCTGTCATTTCTTTTACTTTTCGGTAAAGGTTTTTTGGAACACCTTTTGTAGAGTCCATTGCTCTTGTTGCTTGATTTCCTATCTTTGCTAATGATTCTATTGTGTCAGCATTAAGCACTTTCTTAGCTCCTGCCTTTATAATACTGCCTGTGCCTTTTACGACGGGTTTCGCTAATGCTTTCACACCTCCCATAAGAGCTGTGTCTACAGAGGTGGCTTTTAAGCCCAACTTAGCTCCTTTAATACCATCATCAACCATACCAAAAGGCAGTACAAAGTTAAGAGGGTCTAGGGCTATTTCAGTTCCAAGACCTGCCCAGAATCCTACATCCTCTGATTTCTTACCAGTTATTTTTCCAACTATATCCTTACCAGATATATCAACTTTACCTGATAAGCCTTTCCACGCGTCTTCAAAAACATTATCTTTCTTGTCTGTATCTATTAACATCGATGCGAAAGCATTTCTAGGTCTATCAATTACTTCTAGTAAATCCCTAAAAACACCTTGGTCTTGCTTTAAGTTTAAACCCTTTTCAATAAAGTTTCTATCATCTAATGCTTTTGTAGTGTCTACTCCAACAGATTTAAACTTTGTTTTATAATTAGCTACTTGATTATAAGGGTACTCTAATTTTGGTGCTTCTGCTTTTTGTGATGTACTGGACACCCCTTTACGAGCTTGACGAAGTTTACTGCCTGTAGATTTTGTCCTAGCTTCTCTTAGTTTACTAGCCATCTAAACCCTCCTCTCTATTATTTTTTCTTTTTTGATAAATTAATGACAGGGAATTTTTCATTAATAACAAATTTCTTAGTAGTAGCTTTTTTAGCAGGTGTTGGATTAACTGCTCTTCTAGCCTCTGATGTTTTTGAAAGATTGTTTTCATAAGCTGTTTGCATAGCGTTTATCTCTGCATTACTGAATCCAAGACCGCCTAATTCACTACGATATTGGTAATACAATCCATCTTTTTGGCTATTGTTACTAAAGCCACTGTAAGTCTGTCTAAACCAATCTGCATCTGCTTGTTGTGCGGCTGTCAATTTCTTAGCTGAACTCCCCGAACTTTTTCTACCAGAACCACCACTACCACCAGAGCCGCCACTTATTGAAGCCATCATCTTCTCATATTCAAATTGCTCTCTAGCAAGTTTGTTCGCCCAATCTTGTTGTGCTACACTTAATCTCTTATTAAAATCTGAATCTATAAGCCCCTGTGCCTTAGTTAAATTATCTGAATATAACTGGTCTGCATAAGTGTTAGATGCAGTTCTATACTCATTGCCTTGTGAATCTAATCCTGATTTTTGCTGAGATAAAGTATTATATATATTAGCTAAGTCTGAGTTTCTGCCTAGATTTAGTGACTGTTCTCCTAAACCTTGCATACCTCCTGTGATTCCCTTTCCTGCGGTATTGTACTGTGATTGCCTAAACTGGTCGAAATAATCTAAGTCTTTTTTCCTAGATTCACTATAAGCATTTTGTTCATACGTTTTTCCTTGTTGAGCTAACGTAGCTAGTTGAGTGTCTAATTGTTTTTGTGCCACTTGTTGTGCATACTCTTTTGTAGCGTTTATGCCATACTGCTTATTTATATCGTCAAGTGTTAGTGCATTAACTCCTAAACTATTTGTGTAATCTGCCATCTAAATCCCTCCTTTCTTAAACTCCAAAAGCATTCCATAATAGTCTATAATTCGGACCATTAGGTACGCCTCCAAAATGCACAAACCTCACTGAATCCCTTCCATTTACTCCATTTAATACGTAATTCATAGCCCCAGAACTTATCCAACTTTGATGCCCCATAGCACATATTGAACCTGAGACATTGTAGCATGCCTCAATAAAAGGTTCAGGAAAAGCAATAGTATAATCCAATGAGCCTGTTGTAGTTATAAAATCATAAACACCCCATTGAAAAAGTAACCCATCTATAACTTTATAACCTGTGCCTCCTGAAAATTTACTATCAATCTTCGTATCTAATACATCTTTTAATGCGTTTTTTTCTGTAATAATTTTTGTGTCTAGTAAATTATATTCTGCATCTAATCTAGCCTTCAACGTAGAGTAAGTAATAAGTCCATTTGCATTAACTCTTGCTTGGGCAGACTCTACACTTGAGTCTCCATTTACTATTATTGTATTTAACTGCGTTTGTACACTTGTTGCTTTATCATCTATGTCATTTATGGCAACTTTAAATACATCTCTATCCCTGTTGTAATCTAATGCATAAACTTTATCTCCATCTGAATATGTTTGCAAACTTGCCTCTGGTATCTTAGCCATCTAATCACCTCCTATACTCTAGGCTTACTAATTTTGGCTGTTAAACCATATCCTAGTAGACCTGTCGAACTAGCTTCATTTTGTATTACTCTGAACTTTACTCTATGTCCTGTGCCACTAAGCCTTACTATATGTTTACTGCCTTCTCTTGCACCTAGTTGAGAATTACTTAACTCCCATGTTCCGAAAGATGTAGAAGAACCAAGTAATATAGAAGCCGTATCGTCTACTCCACCTAATGTATAAATAACCTCGTTGTTTACTATAGACACTTCATATTCTTCTGGTGTGATAACTGCATGATCGTCAATATAGATGTAAAGTTTTAATTTAATATCATCATCAGGAGAATGTTGGAAGCTGAAATAAATTTCCTTTGGTTTCTTTCTATGGTAAGGAAGTCCACAGTCTTGACTTTTTGACTCCCATATGGTATCATACATCAAACCATCGTCGCTAAATAACGTTTCATCAAAAACATAAATATCTCCTGTTGTACTGTTCTGTGCGTACATTTCACCATTAAAAGTATATATCCTTTCAAAATTCATCTTTTCAGAAGTATCTACTACCCAAGCTTCTAAGTCTTGGTGGTAGTACCTAAACCTCTTTTTTTCATTAGGATATACTAGGTGGTATTGGTTATCATATTGAATAGCACTTGCATTTTTATCTTTTGTAATTAAATTTTTTATTTTAGAGTCTATAGGTTCTACATTAAGCCTGTTGTCATTATTATACAATGATTTTAATTTAAACACGCCTTCTCTTGATAAAAAGAATACGTAATTACCTACTGCCCTTGCTGAAAAAGGTGCTATACAACCAATACTTGTGTTGATAGACTTCTTACTAAAGTTGGTAGGGTTTGTGCCTGACAAACTCCAAATATTATCTTCTGTAAAAACTACAAGCACTTCATAAAATTTAACTATGGATGTTACTTTAGCTTGTTTTATATCCGAGAATGTTAAGCTGTTAAGAGCAGGTATGTAGTTAGGCTTATATACATCTGATACATACATAGCATTTTGATTTGTGCTGTCTCCGAATAAAATCAGCTGTTCATAGTACATCATAATTCTATTACAAGTGTTAATCGTACTATAGTCAACTTCTTTGTTTTCGTCTTGTGCCGAAGATTTATAATCTGCTAATATATATATTTTATGGTTTAAAGTCTCTGTGTCTCCTGTGGGTCTTATCGTTGTACGTATATCATAGAAGCCTACTTCTGATGGCATGAATCCCCAATCTGTAGTAGTACCAAAATCCACTCCCATACTCCACTCTGCTACTCCCACTTTCCTGTACTCCCATTTTATATCGACTACCATAGAGCTAGGTTTACTGTAAATGGCTTTAAACGTAGTCTGCGTACTTACTACACCTATAGCTTTATCCGCTATAATACCTTCATTAATCAATACAGAACCAGACCCTATTGCTATATACTCGTTAGGATTTGTAGCTAAAGCATTTACACCTACTTTTATTACCTCTGTAGCTGTCGGTTTGTAAGGCTTAATCTCTTTTAAATCAGTACCATCATACTCTAATAGCCTTGTGCCTGTTGCAAAGAACATAATATCACCGTACTGAACTGCTTCTATAGGTCTAGTATTTTGAAATACATATGCTGAATCTGCTGTATGAGTATCTGTAGTTTGGTTATACGTTTTAACATCTAACTTCACATACGTTTCTGGAACACCTTCTACGGTCTCTACGCTTTTATATAGGCTTCCATTACAAGCAATTAAGTTATGTACTATATTATTTAGACCATAATATTTAAAGTAGCCTTGTGGCTTCGTTTTTTCCATATTGATATACTTTTTAAAACCATGTCTCTTCTTAGCCCCGCCACCAAATTCTAAGTTAGCATTTTGTAAGAGTCTCCACTCATTATCTTGTAGGCTTTCTTCTGGGTCTACTGAGTTCATACCTCCTGAGAAATTAGTGAATGAAAAGAACTGTTTAGCTGAACCAAATTTATACGTTTGTCTTGCCATATTACCAACCCCCAGTGTAAGGAGAAGCACTAAAATCATTATAAATAATGCGATCTGTTGGTGCATATGCTTCTGGGATTACATAATTGGATTTAAAAGCATTTAGATTAGTAGCAAACCTACTTTGCCATTGGTTTGCTTCCTCTAAAGAAGCATCATTTTGTTTAACTCTACCCGATGCAAATACGGCTAACAAAGACCTTTGATATGTTTCTGGTATAGCTAGGTAGTAATCATCTACTTCTGTAAATGGAAAGTTAGCAGGGCATTGTGTGTTTATCTCAGCTATTGCATCATTTATATATTCAAGTATCTGTGGGTAAGGCAGAACTTCGTCTGTTTGGTAAATTACTAAATTTATTAATGTCTTTATCTCCATATACTCTCCTCCTATCATTAAAAATAATAGGCATAGCTTTTACCCTATGCCTATTCATATTATTATTCTATTGCGTTGATTATCTCCATAATTCTGTTAGCATGAATTTCTGGCACTTTGTAGGGTTGACCATCAACTTTAACTCCGACAGTAACTCCATTTACATCTAAGTAAAATGGGTCGCCTATCTTTCCTGCTAAAGCTTTTGGTATTCTTACCTCTACCATTTTACCTGCCAAAGCTTCTTTTACCCCTAAAGCTAACTCAGCATTTAACTGAGAAGCTGACTTCTTACCCGCCTTTAAAGGTGTTTCTGGACTTTCTGTTACACTTGCACTTGTGTTTATATTAGCCAAATATTATTCCCCCTTATTATCCTTGTGTTGGAACTGATTGATAATCATAAATTGCAAGCGGTGTTAATACTTTAACAGCATAACCGTTTACTTTCCAACCAACAGATTGTCTTTGATTAAGTGCATCGTCAGTACCTGCTGAACCTAATCCTTTTTTGATAACTTGAACATTACCGTTAGCTTCTAATTCAATATCTCCATAAGCTTCGTCACCTAATACTAAAGAGTGATGAACCATTACAGCAGGAGTGTTAGTATTTACAGCAGATTTAGCATTTAAAACTTCCATGAATCGTAGGTCGTAAATGTCTGCAACCATATTCTCTTTCAACGGTGCGTTAGTGTTACCATATTGCATATACTTCTCTAGTTTTGCATCGTCCATCAAATCAAACATAACAGATGGTGAAACTAAACAAAGGTATTTACCGATTCCTCTTACTGGTTTGATGTGGTTTTTCTTCATAGCCAAAGCTATCTTTCTAAACTCATCAATCTTAGGAATTTCAACAGCTGTTAATAAATTAACATTCGCTTTCAGACCTGCAAAGTAAGAACTAGCACCTGCAATCATTGCATCCCTTGCGATAATATCTAATGATTCTTGTGCTTGGTAACCAAGTTCAATAGTGTATTCTGTAATAACATCATCTAGTTGCTGTACATCCACTTTATCAGTGAAGAACATTACATCACCATATTGTGCAATGGTAGCAGTAATACTAGACCCACTTGCGAACTTACCATCAGGTGTAACACCCTCAGTAAGTGGAGTTGTGTTTGGTGTTAATTTTACGAAACGTCTAAAGTTAATAGTGTCGCCATAATTCTTAGGTAATTTTTTCTTCTTTGCAAATTTTCTGTGATGGAAGTCAGTTTGTCTTAACATTGTTAAAAGGACTTTATCGTAGAAAGCATCAGGCTTCAAACCTGTTCCTGTTGCGTTAATTGCAGTAATAGTATTCATATTTGCCATTTTACATTCCCCCTTGGATTAAAGAACGTTGAATCTCTTTAGGGCATCCTCCACATCAGCATCCACGTTATAACTCGTATCCGTTTCTATACCTCCATGTGGAATACCTGTAGTCTCCATACGTTTCTTTTTAGTATCTAATCTTTTTTGTAACTCAGACTCTAATACTTTATCGAAATTAAAACCTTTATAAACTGCTTGAATATCAGCCACTTGCATTAAATCGATATTTGCTTCGTTACATTGTTTAAAGAAGTCTTGGACTTCGTATGCTCCCAAACCTAGGTTCTCAACTGCTGTACCCATTCTGGTATTGAAGCTCTCTTTTTCTCTTTGTGTTTCTAATTGTTCTAGCCTTGACTGTAATTGTAAGAACTCAGGTGTAGTACCTTGTGCTTCTGCTTGCTCTTCTAGTAGTTTATTCTCATAAAACTCAACTACTTCCTCAGTGCTTTTTCCACTAGTCTCAGCGATCTTTTCAATAAGTTGTTCGTATCTACTCAGCTCTTGTGTACGCTTAAACAAATTGTCATTTTCTTGTCTCATTCGTTTAAAAGCATTTTCCTCTTTGGTAGGTTCTTCTTCGGTTTCTTCTTCCTCTTCAACTTCTGTTTCTTGTTCAGGCTCAGTATCCTCTTCTGGAAGGTCTGTTTCCTCAACTTCGTCAACTTCGGTTTCATCAACCTCTACCTCAAACTCTGCTTGTACTTCTTCTAAAATTTCATTAATATCCATAAAATCATCTCCTCCATATCGCCCTTGAGTACGTTAACAGTTGGCGAATTGTTAACGGTATGTTATAAGGATTGGCTCTCACCATTATGAGCTTCGGACACTCACCCTTAAAAATAGACATAAATACCCTACTTATATTATACCACACTTTTCGCCATTTGTCAAGTTACATCCCTGCTTGTCGTTCTTGTGTATTATCCATGTTCGTACTACCTAGTTTTTGAGCCTGTGGCTGTAGTAACTGTACCCCTGACTCTGCTAATTGGTCAATATTTAAACCCTTTTCTATAGCATCTGGACTATTCATAGCTTGAATTGAATAAGCAATAATTTGTTTCATCTTATCTAACTGGATTTGTTTCTCTTGGTCTCTCATACGTTTCAATATAACATCTTTTTTAATAGCTGATATATCTGACATAGAAATAGCTTCTTCCATTGTGATAAGAGGTACTTCTGGTTGGAATTGCATCTGCATCTGTAGTAAATTCTGCATATCCTGAGCTTCTTTTGCCTGTGAATGAGCTGTCTTAGTAGTAACATCGATAAGGAAATCAAAATCTAAGTCTGCATAATCACTACCAAAGAACTCTAAGAAAGAAAACTCTTCTTCTGAATTTGGGTCTGTGTTTTCTAATCTAATTAAACGTTTTGTATCGTAATGAACTGTCATAAATTTAATTATCAATGCTGACAAATGACTTACAAATATTTCCAATTCATACATTGCATCTTTATCTCTAATTGTAGACCTATCAATAAGTGAATTGATTCCTGATGAAGTCTGCACAGAACCAACTGCGTTGCCTACATAAGCATCGTTAAGACCTGCTAGTTCCTTTATTGCTCGTTCTGTATCTTCTCTAAGCCTAAATAATGAAGCAGGTATAGCAGGAGGGTCAACAAATGTTATTGAACTCTTTGCATCCATATTAGATGAGAATGTATAACCACTTGCATTACCGTATTTAGAAACTACTCTAGGGTCAATACCAGAGCCTGTGTTAACTACTTTGATTGGATTGCTTAGTAATGTACCAATAGTTGCGACTATGGACTCTACTTTGTTTACTAATTTCTGGTTATCTAATATAACTTCACAAGTAGATTTACCCCAGAAGTCATGAGTCTGCTTCCATTCCCTGAGTATTACAAATGGATAAGTCGCAGGTTGTAAATCATTGATAACGTGTAGCACCTTACCACCAGACATATAAGTTACTTTAATACCGTAACCACCATCTTTATTAGGAATCTTTTCATAGAAAGTATAGAAATCTACTGCTCCATCTGTTTGGAAACTGTCATAGTCTCTAAATAAAACTTCTCCTCTATCTTCTGCTGACATACTTGTCTTAAGTTCATCTGTTCCTTTATTAAATAAAGGCTGTGTTTTAATCCAGTTTTTAGTCTTTCTCTCAGATATAACTACATATCGGCAATCTTCTAGTGTAAATGCTGTAGGGTCTGGGTAGAAGTTCATAGGCGGAATTACTGTAGTAGTAATCTCTCCCTCTGCTCTGTAGTTTGAACCACCTACAAGTTTTGTCTCATCCCATCCAACGTGAAGAATACTTGTACCAAATAGTCTTGAATCTGAAATAGCATCTCTAACCTTGTATTTTAATTCTAATTTGTCCCATAGGTATTCATATACTTTCTGTAAATCATTTACTGACTCTACGTCTGTCGGAGAAAGTGGTCTTAGTTTACCAATTAAACTCTCAACTGAAATAGAAGCAGTTTTGTATGTATGAACATAATGAACGTAATTTGTTACTGGTTTAGGAATCCAAGGTGGCATATTACTATTCTTTACATTCCACTGATCGCCCCTATCAAACGCATCTAACTCTTTAAACATCTTATCTCTCTTTTCTTGCCTTGAGTTTTTAGCATCATCAAAGAGTTTCTTTAATCGCTTTGTTTCATCAGCCACTTAATCACTTCCTCTTAATAAATTTTCTTACTATATTTCTTAACCGCAGTTTTCTTTTGTGTCTCTGGAACTTTATATATTGGTGCACCTTTTTTCCCTATCCTATCATCCATGTACTCTGACTCACCAGACTTTTTATAATACCTATAGTCTTTATAATAATCTATTTTTGTGCCTATCTTTTGATTCCCTTCATTCCAATTAGTCTCTACTCCATCTTTTGCACCTTTTATTTTACTTTTATCTATACCTGTAGCGTATTTCGTACCTTGTTTTAAGGTGTTCTTAAAGTTCTTTGTATCTGTAGCCTTTTTAGGGGTTGTTTTACCTTTAACCTTCTCTTGTAATCCCATTACTTCATTTACAAGACCTTTACCTTTTGTCTGACTACCCATTCTTCCTTGTGCTAATGTATCTTTTTTCATTTAGACCACTCCTTATAATTCAATTTTCTTAAACTGTTCGTCAAACCATTTTTTTATCTCTGGGTCTAAATATTCAGCCACTTCCTCTGGGTCTACTTTACTTATCGAGGATACTGGGGGTTGGATAGTTTCGTGGGTGTGGGTAACTTTAACTTGAATATTACCTACAATCTGGTATAGTCCAACTACTACTATTAATAATAATCCTGTAATTTCTAACACCTTCTCACCCCCTTCATTACGTTAATGTACTTCTTCTTTTCCTTTATCTTAAGATTGTTAAATTCTCTTTCTGTTAGAAGACGTTCAGCACTTCCCCTTAAATACATGCTTTCTGGCATAATGCCTTTGTTTAACAACTTAATTAAACGTCTGCAAGTGTGTCCACTTCTTAAATGTGCGTGATTTTTATATTCTAACTCTTCGTTATATACAATCCACCCATCTTTTACTGCCTTATATTTAAGAGTAATACCAATCATCTCCTCTATCATATTCATCTCTATCATCCTGTAATGCTTCTGGAAATTTAAAATCATTCTTCTTTTTATAAGTATTCCAAGAACCATAAGCCATTAACGTTAATTTATCAGGGTCGTCTGGTAGAAGCTGAATCATGTACCTTAAACAGTCCATTGCGTGATTATCTTTGTCTATCGGTTTCTCCCCTAAATTCTTATCGTTAGCTAACTCTGGAACTGTGTAAGAATATGCTACGCCTTCTCGTACCGTGTTTGTACAACTTGAGAAGATTTTAAGCTTACTTAAATTAAAGTAGGTAAAAACTTTTGCTATACCTGAATCAATTTTGTTGTTTCCGCCTTGGAAATATATTCCATATTCTCTATAATGGTCAAATAACGACTTCAGGTCACTTTTAGAACGTGCGTTTCCACTCGGGTCACCTACTGGCTGATACATCATTAGTCCTTGTGGTACTTTATCTAACATCTCGTTCATTTTTTTAGCATGATGATTTACTGGCTGTCCAGTTTCGTAGTGCTCATCATAAATGTAAACAATACCTGTGTACGGGTCTATCGCTCCCATCAACATTACTGTTGGGTCACGGATACCAAAGTCGGCACTGGCTAGCCTTTTCCAATCTCTAGGTATTTCAAATGGGTCTACTACGCTTTTAATGAAACTAGGGTAAACCATTCCATCAGAATAATCGAATGAGCCAAATAAGTACCTTTGCACCCACCATTCTGGTTTATTTATGGAGTTTTGCTCTATAAAATCACTTGGTAGATACTTATTTTCATGAGAAGCTATAATATAGCTAGAGAAATACTTGTTTGGGTTTTCAACGTAGTACATATCACTGTTATGACCTACGATTAGCTCTGACTCTAATACAAATTTAGACCTAATCCAGTTTACATCTGGATTTGAACATACAATCCCCATCAATTTAGACTCTAAAATTATCGGAGTTCCGTTATCATCTAAAAGGGGTCTGCCTTGTTCGTCTTTAGCGTACGTGATTGCACTCTGATTTCTAAGTCTGTTTTGAAGCTGAGTAAAAATACTGTACTTTATCCCAGATGCTTCCTCAACATAGAAGCAACTTAAGTTTAAAGACCTAATTTTTACCTCATCATCACTTGGGAAAAATAGAACTGTGTGGTTATTGTAAATCGTCATTGTGTATTTAGCTTTATTGTAATCGGTTATTAAATCTTCTGGCATCTGAATTAAAAACTCTTTCATAGCTGTCTGTTCTAACTGTCTCATCGTTGGAGCTGTAATGAGTGTAATACCGTTAGGAACGCTGAGAATGTGGTCTATCACCTCGGCTACTGCCATCGTGGTCTTCCCGCTACCATCAATTATATTCTATTAGGGTCGTTAATCCTAACACGTTCTCTTATGAACTGCTCATAGTCACCTATGAGATTAGACTATATCATACGATTAAAAAATCGTGACACCGCTTCCACCCACTTGGGTGTACGTCTTTCGACTAGTCGTTGCACCTTCGCCAATAATAACCTCCTGCTGTTTTTCTAATACCTCTTGTTACAGCAGAAATTCCTGTCCAACCAATACCTGTCTGCTTTTCAGCTTCTTTTAAAGAAGGAAAAACATTAATAACTAAACCATCTTCGAGTTGTTCTACTCGTTGTCTATTAGGACATTCACATTGTAGTCCCATTGTTTTAGCGTGTCGAATATTCTCCGAAGCTGTAACCCACTCTAAATTAGAAACATTGTTGTTTTTCTTGTTTCCATCTTTATGGTTTACTTGTGGTTTGTTATCTGGATTTGGAATAAACGTAGTGGCTACAAGTCTATGTACTTTCATTGTTTTTACAATAGACTTATTTCTAAACTTCACAACATTATACCCATCGCTATCGGTACTGTGTGAAAGAATTGTTCCCTCTCGTCTTGTTCCATACCTAGGTATTGATTTAATCACAGCGTCTTTGCTAACTTCATATAGCTCTTCCCAATGCTTTACTGGCGTAAACATAAGCATCATCTCCTTACTTATATTATATCCATGTTTTGGGTTATGTAGTCACAAAAACATTTATTATTTTCGCTTGGCTCAGGATTGTCTTAACTTAGTAGTTAAGGTTTCCCCTGAATTCAATGTCTTTAAGGAGGACAGGTTTGTTTATCCTCCGAATAACCCTCTAATGTGGTGAGGGTCTTTGTGGAAAGCTGATTGGTAAGGCTGTGGAGTGTATAAAAGCTCAAATGCCCCACAGTCTGAACAAATTGCGTAACCTTTTCCATCTGGTTGTTTTAATTCACCTACGTGACAATTTCTACACTCCATTAGTCTGTACCTCCTAGGGTGAAAATCTCTGCGTTTTGGAGGTTTTCTTGTACTATTAATAAGCTTGCATCCTCTACCGTGTCAAATAGGGTGGTATTATATAAAGACTTCCTCGGGTGGTAATCTTCCGAGTAAAAATATTGCTTGTTTAAAATTATGTAATACATTTACATTAATCACTCTCCTTTAAAAATGAATTTTGTGTAAAAGATAATTGATCACTTCCTTTACTATGGTTTTCGATAGTTAAAAAATTAACAATGTATCTTAAAAAATAAAGACCACTGGGGTCTGGGTGTTAGAGTTAATTACTTAAATGGTGGCAAAAGGGGAGTCGAACCCCATCTTTCGGAAGATGACCGATAGCAATACCATTATACTATTTCGCCTTAATTAGTTTTCCCTGTTTATAACCCTTACTCCACAGGAGCTACCCCGAATACCTAATGGCATCTAGTAACTGTATATTGGTGATCATCGACACATCATTAATCCAATATACGTTTTGTTTTTATAGGGAGCTACCCTAAAGGAAATTTATATCTTATTACTTAAATTTCAATTTGGCTGTCCTATCTGGGCTCGAACCAGAAACCTTCTCCTTAACAGTTTTCAAGACTGTCGCAATAATCCACTCTGCCAACCTTCCTTATGGTACTTGAGGAGGGAGTCGAACCCTCAATCCTTTCGGCGTACGCTTCTAAGGCGTATGCATATTCCAGTTCTGCTACTCAAGTATAATGGTCGAGAGAGTGAGACTCGAACTCACGTTTACATGCTTCCAAGGCACGTTTCTTTCCTATTAGAAGACCTCTCGATTGTGGTTTTTTATTGGGGTGACCGAGGAGATTTGAACTCCCATTCACTAGATTCACAGTCTAGCCGCTTAACCATTTTGCGTACAACCAACATGTCCCTACATCTATTATACCACATAATGGAGGAAATGTCAAGAGAAACTTTTAAAGTGGTAAGAGAGAGAGAAGAGAAGAGAGTTGCTAGTACTACAACCGGCGAAGTTGAAATGTAAATCTATACCAATTTAATTTCCCCACACCGGTCCGTATCCCCATATACCCATATGCGTATATACTTATATAAAATAAAATATGTATGTGTATTACTATACTAATACAGTGGTACACATAGTATACAGTACCACATCACATAGACTACCCATACCACACTATGATTGTGAATAGTTTAACTAACTTGTTTCACGTGAAACTATACCACACCTACCAACACAGACCTGAGTTCGTTAGTTAATTAACAAACAATGTACCTACCAACACTGGACTATCCTTGTTAATTATATATCAATGATACATCTTAGTTACAAGTTTAAGCCACTTTAATTAATTCTAGGTACTAATGCCTACCTAAGAATCTAAACGTCTTAAATAGCCCTTGTTTTGCGTCTATTATCCTCTAATCTCCTAAATATTGTATATTTTCTCAATACCAACTAAACATATTGACTTACTAAGTTGTAACAAACTTGTAAATTCCATAATTTAGGTGTTCGATTTTGGAACACTTCCATAATTCGACATATTTTTTCCATAAATTTCCTGTAAATATTTGACAATTTACAATATTTGTAAATAATTTGTCGAAATTTGACATAAAATTGTAAAAATAGCCCAATTTACAAGGTTGAAAGTTAATCATGATTAAAAAAATCCTATATAAAAATACAAGAAATTCAAATATACTATAATGAAGTAAAATTTTTGTGAAGAAAAAAGTATGTAAACGCTTTTTTTTTTTTTGTTGTTTTCCCTATATATCCTGCTTGTTTTTTTATGTAGTGGATTTGTATATACATTTTGCACTTTTTTGAAAATTTTTTATTTCCTCCTTTCCCAATCCTACCACGTATGCCTATGACATTTTGCCAAGCATACTTGTCAACATATATTCTATATATACGTTTTTTCTAAAAACCGTCACATATTCCGCATATTTATCTTTACATTCGAATATACTATATGTTATACTAAATTTAACAAAAACTTAGGAGGTTACAAAGATGAAAAGAAAACTACTAATCATTATTGTCATTATCGTACTATACCTTAACTACTCAGTGGACGACCCAAGGATTCAAATTAACAAGAGGTACACGATTACGCAGACTTCTGATACCTATTTAATGGGACAAGATGATAAGGGCAATCATATTGCCTTAGAACGTAACAATAACGAACAAGTTGGGCAAGGCATTTACGCTACTATAATAATAGATGAGGTGTACCTAGTTCATCAGTAGGTTTTTAGAGTGTTCTTTCATTAGAACACTTCATAAAGCCAATTGGCTAAACTAAAGAAAAGAGGAATTTAAAAAATGAAAATGAAAACTAATGAACTGTTCGCAGAGGCTACAAAGTTGAGACTTAATAATGATATCAGAGGTTATGTTGAGTTGATGCACGCCCCAATCATTTCCAAAGTTAAAAAGATGCTCATCGTTAATAACTACGATGCTTTTAAGATTTTAGATGAGGACACGAAGCAAGACATTTACATCAGTTTACTTGAGCAATGCCTAGATTTTAAATGCACATTCAAAGTCACACGAACCAATGAAGAAGGATTACCTTATCCAGTTGTTTATTCAGTCGATAGTATCAAGCAAGTTAACGTCTTAGATGATGCAATCTTATTCTTTAAACTAGCATCCAGATGCAAGTATCAAATAACTAAGAAGTTGACTAAGGAGTCCAAGCTACAATCATATATGAGTATTGACGCTACCTTGAGCATGGATAATCTGGATTCCACTTTCTCAGATAAGGAGCAAGACCTCAAGGACACGCTAGAAAATATTCGTGCCTTAAGGGAAATTGATGGGACATTCGAGATTAGCTTATTACAATCGGTTTTGACTCCTTCACAGTATTCACAGGTTATCAGCGTTCTAAATGGAGATACCGACGAACTTCACAGGCAAACAAGACAACGTATTCAAGCTAATCTAAAGAAGAATGATGTTAGTCGCTCAGATTTCGAAAACTTATTACCCGCAATGGAATACATCAATTCACTCAACGGAATACAGAAAACATTATCACGCAACATAGTGTAATAAATAGTAAGCCATTCTTAATTGAATGGCTTTTTTCACGTCTAAAATAACCCACAAAATCAATTCTAAGCCACCATATCGCCAATTCTAGCCACTTTAATTATTGTACCTAAGTATTAGTATTACTCACTATTTAAAAAAGCTTTATTTAAGTGTGACGGTTTTATCCATAAATCCCCCTAAGTATAATAAGGGAACAAAATGAAACAAAAACATTTTAAATTGAGTGTGACGGTTTTAGTTAAAAAGTCCCCTAATAGTAATAAGAGGATAAACAAACAAAGCGTAATTGTTAGCAAGTGTTTAATCCTTAATAAAATAAAAAGGAGCTGATTCATGTAGCTACTCAAACGCAATTTGTAGTAAATTGTAAAAACTTTTGAAATTACAATTTCTCATGACAAATTTTCCCAAATTGTAAAATTAAGAGAATTTACAATATTAAAAATTAAATATGGTATGTGTTTTTAATTCCTAATTTTTTATGACCGAACGTCATATCTCCTGTGATACAGATATGATTACTAGCTCATAGCAGTTAGGCAACACTTTCCGACCATCATACAGAGCGAGAACCGAACAGGCTAGAACACAGGTCTGCCTTAATAGGTCAAATGCTACCACCGTACTCTGCTTAAAATGCTAGGAGTCCGAGTGATTGAGCCTTTCAAGGGCGAGGGATACTGAACTGCAAAGGGACAGGGTATGCCGAGGATAGAGAGCTAATGGGGAGTTTCATAAACAAAGCAGATACATGGAGTATACTGCTTCTAGTACCGAGCAATTAGAGCGATATTAGAAGGGGTGGATTCCCTAATAAAAATAAGAGGAGAAGTGATTTATTATGGCAACAGAATGGAAATGTATTAAGCAATTAGGTAGTGTGAAAACAGGAGAAAAAACTGACGTGAAACTAAGTGTAGACAGCGATGGTGAGCGAGCAATTTTAAATATAAGACAATATGTGAATGGTACTACGCCAACAAAGAAGGGTTTCTCAATTGATGTAGAGAACGAGGAATTAATGACATTAGTTTACAACGCATTAGGTCTAATGTTAGACAAGCCAGTCAAAGTAGCACCACCAGTATTAGTTCCAGAGCCAGAAAAGATGAGCAAAAACGCTAAGAAAAGATTAGCAAGATTAGGAGTGAGCGTTTAGATGCGGAATTTAAGACAAGATTTAGAGTCGTTAGACAGGTCAGGTAATGCAGTTATAGGTAGTCCTATGGCTAAAGAGTGGTTAGAAAGAGCTATAATAGCAGAAGAAGCCTTACAAGATACAGCTATTCAGATAAGAGATATTGCTGATGAAGTTAGAGCCATAAGAGATGCAAAGCGAACAGTGAACACTACAAGCACAATAGATTTAGTAAAAGAGCTTAGAAACAGAGGTTATGACGTATGAAAGAAAAACAACGATCACTTATTAGTAAGGAGGATATACACCTAGCTATCACAGGAGCTTTAGTATTGCTTGCGTTTTATGTAATAACAATCTTAATATCGAAAGGAGCAGTTAAATGGGTTTAGAGATAGGAGCTGAAGTAAGGGTTACAGAGGATTTTAAGCATAATGGAGTTTCTTTTAAGGCAGGTAGTATAGGAGAGGTCAAGCATGTTCATGAACATACCTATAGTATGGATTGGGACTTCTACGATGAAGCTTTTCATAGTTGTGGTGGATTTTGCGGAACTAAGTATGGGTTTTATATAGATAAAAGTACTGTAGAAAAATTAGAAAGGGTTGATGAGATGAAATTTGGAAAGAAAGATTTAGAACAAGGAGATATTGTAGAATATGCGTGTGGTGAGAAAGGAAAACTTATTAAGGATTTATTTACTGATGCTAAGGGAGGGTATAGTTACCTAGCTAATTTTAATGAAGGCTTAATAAACAAACTTAGCTCTGGGTACAGTATTAAGAAAGTTTACAGGACAAGCACTGATAGCAAAATGTGTTTATTCATACCAAACGATTATTACAAAGTAGTCTTTGAGAGAGAAGAAGTGAAAGTTACAATGACTATCGAAGAAATAGAAGCAAAACTGGGTTACAAAATAAGCATTGAGGGGGAGAAATAATGGATAAGCAAGAAGCAATCAAACAAGCAGAGCTAATCAAAGCTGAATTAGCTAAATTACAAGCTATCATCGAAGCACCAGACAGTAAGGTATGGACTCCTGAGCTATGTGCCAGGTATTATGTTATATACAATGGAAAAATTGCATTTAGTATGTGGGATAACGATGGTACTGATAAACGTAGGTTTGCACTTAACAATGTATTCAAAACAAAAGAAGAAGCCGAGTTTGCATTAGAGAAACGCTTAGTAATAGCTGAGTTAGAGAGATTAGCTATGGAAAATCCTGTTATTTGGAGTAATAGTAGTGATAGTAAGAGCTATATGTACTACAGTATAGGCGATAACGTGTTAAAAGTAGATTCTTTAAATACTATGCAAGTACAAGGAGCTATTTTCTTTGCAAGTAAAGCGTTGTGTTTAGAAGCCGTTGAAAAGGTAGGAGAAGCGAGAATTAAGAAATATTTATTCAATATAAAATAAGGGAGGATTAGTAATGTTTAGTGTTGGAGATAAAGTAGTTTGTATAAGTGGTTATCACCCTGTTATAGTTGGGGATAAAGGTATTGTGTGTGATATACATCAGTATGATGGTGGGTTTATTGGAGTTAAGTGGGATAGGGTTGGAGAGCATTCATGTAATGGTAATTGTGAAGATGGTTATGGTTATTATTTACCTAAAGGTAGGCTTAAAAAAGTTATGGAGAAGCCAGATTGTTGTACAAAGTGTGGGGAGGATAGAG